GCCGAGTGAGGGGTTGTGGGCTCTTTTATTGAGCTCGGGGAGCAGAAGCGCGCGAACAGAAGCGAGAAGCGAACTGATTGGTTAGTTCAAATAAGGCACAGGGTCATTTCAGGTCCTTGGGGCACCCTGGAAACATCTGATGGTTCTCTAGAAACTGCTGAGGGCTGGACCGCATCTGGGGACCATCTGTTCTTGGCCCTGAGCCGGGGCAGGAACTGCTTACCACAGATATCCTGTTTGGCCCATATTCAGCTGTTCCAACTGTTCTTGGCCCTGAGCCGGGGCAGGAACTGCTTACCACAGCATATCCTGTTTGGCCCATATTCAGCTGTTTCTCTGTTCCTGACCTTGATCTGAACTTCTCTATTCTCAGTTATGTATTTTTCCATGCCTTGCAAAATGGCGTTACTTAAGCTAGCTTGCCAAACCTACAGGTGGGGTCTTTCACCCAGAATCGTGCAAAGATATACAGTTTTCAAGACTGCAGGGTGCTCCTTACTGACCCCATTGAAATTAATTGCTTGGGGAATTCTCCCCAGCTCTTCTGCGCTGTCCATAATGAACTATTTCAGGAGTATTGGAGTATGTGGATTCAAAACAGTGGCTAATTGAGTCAGGATTACTTAATATTCGACTCCTACCCTCAGAATGTTGTTCTCCAACTTCAAGAAACTGTTACCCATGAAAGACCCCCGCTGACGGGTAGTCAATCACTCAGAGGAGACCCTCCCAAGGAACAGCGAGACCACAAGTCGGATGCAACTGCAAGAGGGTTTATTGGATACACGGGTACCCGGGCGACTCAGTCACTCGGAGGACTGGCGCGCCGAGTGAGGGGTTGTGGGCTCTTTTATTGAGCTCGGGGAGCAGAAGCGCGCGAACAGAAGCGAGAAGCGAACTGATTGGTTAGTTCAAATAAGGCACAGGGTCATTTCAGGTCCTTGGGGCACCCTGGAAACATCTGATGGTTCTCTAGAAACTGCTGAGGGCTGGACCGCATCTGGGGACCATCTGTTCTTGGCCCTGAGCCGGGGCAGGAACTGCTTACCACAGATATCCTGTTTGGCCCATATTCAGCTGTTCCAACTGTTCTTGGCCCTGAGCCGGGGCAGGAACTGCTTACCACAGCATATCCTGTTTGGCCCATATTCAGCTGTTTCTCTGTTCCTGACCTTGATCTGAACTTCTCTATTCTCAGTTATGTATTTTTCCATGCCTTGCAAAATGGCGTTACTTAAGCTAGCTTGCCAAACCTACAGGTGGGGTCTTTCATTCCCCCTTTTTCTGGAGACTAAATAAAATCTTTTATTTTATCTATGGCTCGTACTCTATAGGCTTCAGCTGGTGATATTGTTGAGTCAAAACTAGAGCCTGGACCACTGATATCCTGTCTTTAACAAATTGGACTAATCGATTAAGAATGCAGGGTCCGAAGAGCAAAATCATTAGGAGTACAATGAGGGGTCCCATAATGGACCTAGTGGCTGTTCCTTTCTATGCAGACCTTTGAAATGCTCAAAAACACCAGAAGGCTGGATCCTTGTCATCAAGGTAAGGACCAGAGAGGATGGACCTGACCTTAGAGCAGGAGAGGGGATGAAGACTACTCAGAAATTCAGATTTTGGGGAGCCCTTGGAGGCCTAGGTTTGGCCTGGCTATGTGCCTAGCCAGCCAGTGACTGCCACCCATAAAACTCAAGCTTGCTGTCCAAGATCTGCCGGGCACACTGCTGAAGATACTGAGAGCAGGTGACAGACCACACTGCCCAGCTCCTGTTTCCAGTGCCCACCCATCTGGGCCCCTGGCTTTAGCACCTCATGACCCTTAAAGCGACAGCTTCCTTCCAATGAAAACACAGTGAGCACAGGCTCTCGGGGACAGTTTGTAAGCATCAAAGGTGCAGGTACAGTAAGCACAGGGGCTCCCATGCCTTGGTGACAAGAAGGTCCATCAGAGGAGGTCGTTCTGCAAGGACAGGGAAGAGCACTCCAGGCTGACCTGGGAGCTGGGTCTGAGGCACCGGGGAGTGAGAAGCCTGGTGGCCAGGCAGGCCAGATGTAGTCTTCAGAGCAGGAGACCCATCCACAGGCAGTGAGGAGAGGTGGCTGACGCCTGGGCTGGGCAGGAAAGGTGCAGGGCAGCTGGTGCACAACACAGGAGGAAGAGCCAACTCCACCAGGCTCCATCCAGGTCTCCCTCAGGCTCTGCTTGTCTCTCTTTAAAGCTCCTGGGGAAAGACGCCAGCTCCCCAGTCCCCTGTCCCCATCTTTATAGGCACAAGAGCCCTGTGAACTGCAACATCTCTTGCTGACATACACTGGTTGCTGCTACCTCCGGACAATGTCGCTGATCTCCTTCACAGAGCTGAGCAGCTTGCTGAAGTCTTGGGTGGCAGCTGGCCCACTGGAGGCTGTGGCAGGGCAGATCTGCAGCTCTCGGAGGTTGCTCTCCAGCTTGTTGATAGCCTCACGGAAGGCAAACTTGTTCCTCATCTGCTGGATAGAGTCCACATAGCTCACACAGAAAGTGTACAGGTTCTTGCCAGCCTCCAGTACAGCACTGTGGCTGGCCATCTGCTCTGAGTTCCGGGAGATGGCAAGGCACAGGGCCTCAGTACTGTCCAGAACCACACCCTTGGTGATGGTGCCACTGGCAATGCGCTCTGGCGGCTGGCGGGTCTTCCTAAGAGACACACGGGTTGATATGAGGGGGATGAAGGCGGCAGAAGATGGCTGCTGGTCCCCAGCCAGGGGTGAAGGAGCTGGTGCTGTGGAGGGGGTGGAGACCGGGCTGGTGGGAGTCCCTGGAGGCTTAGCCGTCGACTGGGGCTTTGGCACAGATGGGGGCACAGGCTTTCTCAGTCCTTCTCCAGGTGGGCCGGCCTTGGTGGGGTCAGTGTTCACAGCATCCATAGCCAGACTCGTGCATTTTGTCTTTGTGGGCCCCCCTGCCTCCCCGGCCTCTTGGCTGGGGCTCTGTGCGGGCTTGCCTGCTTTTCCTGTGCAGGCAGGAGGAGGCGGCGGGGCAGGCTTGAGCTTAGCCAGTCGCCCCTTGTCTCTCCCTGGGGACTCCGAGCTGTGCTTGTGCCTCCTTACGCGCATCTCCTCAGAGGAGGCCTTGCTGAGGCCCACTTTGTTGCTGGGGGGTGCTGGCTCTGCAGTGGCCGGAGTCCCCATGCCTGAGGCACTGCCCTTGGTGGCCTCTTTCTTGTGAGAGAGGCCAGAGGAAGGAGAGGCAGTGACCTGCCTGCGGAGGAGTTTGGGAGTCAAGCTGGGAGGGCTGGCTTTCTGCTCAGCTGCTCTCCTGCAGGTTCTGGTCTTGGTGGGCAGCTCTGGGGCCTGCAGCATACTCCCAGCACCTCCTCTCGTGCCTCGTTTCCCCAGCTCCTTCTCCACCTCATCTGAGATACTGGATTCCTGGAACATGGTTTCAAAGGCTTGGTGGATTTCAGCAAAGGAGGGCCGGTCAGAGGGGTTCCACTGCCAACATGCTCGCATGAGCTCGTAGACCTTCTCCGGGCAGCCTTCAGGGCGCTCCATGCGGTAGTCTTTTTCCAGCAGCTCATAAACCTGAGACAGGTCAATTCCCGGGTAAGGTGACATGCCATAGGTAGCAATCTCCCAGAGCAATACTCCAAATGCCCACACGTCCGACTTGATGGAGAACTTGTTGTAGGCCAGGCTCTCAGGTGCGGTCCATTTGATGGGGAATTTGGCTCCAGCATGGGCCGTGTAGGTGTCCCCTGTCATCAACCTGCTCAGGCCAAAATCAGCCACCTTCACCAAGTGGTTTTCCCCTACCAGGCAGTTCCGGGCAGCAAGGTCTCTGTGGATGAAGTTCTTCTTCTCCAAGTACTCCATGGCTGATGAGATCTGTGTGGCCATGTAGAGCAGTACCACGGCGCTCACCTCCTGCCGGTTACACTCCCTCAGGTAGTCCAGCAGGTTCCCATAGGTCATGAACTCAGTGATTATGTAGAATGGTGGTTCCCGGGTACACACCCCTAGCAGCTGCACCAGGTTAGGGTGTTTGATCTCCTTCATCACCGCCGCTTCCTTCAGGAACTCCTCCACCTCCATGGTGTCCTCCTTCAAGGTCTTCACGGCCACAGTGAGGCTGTACTTCTTCCAAACGCCCTCGTACACCTCCCCGTACTGGCCTCCACCCAACTTGTGCTTCATGGTGATGTCGGTGCGCTCCATTTCCCACTTGTCGTAGTTGGGGGACACACCGTAGATAGTGGGCTTGTTGCGCTTGGGAGCTGGGTAGTGGAGTGTGGTGATGAGGCCATCAGCCACCGTGGAGTGATGGTGAACTAACTCAGCCAGAGTGTTGAAGCGGCTCTCGGAGGACACGTACAGCTTGCCATCAGAGGCAGTGTTGATCCTGTAGTGGTACACCCTCCCTTCATACCGCAGCGAGATGGATCTCTGGCCAGGGCTACTCTCACTCTCCCGCACTAAGAAGCTGCCGTTGATTCCGCTGCTCAGCAGATACTCAGCAGCATTCCGAGATACAGGGCCATGATACCAGGAATGTTTCTCCAGGCTGTTGACGGGGGTGATGTAAAGGTCAGAAGAGGAGAACGGCCAGTATTGAAGCTGTCCGTTTCCTCCTGTGCGGAGGGGGAATGCCTGCGAGGTAGTGGAGTCGGCCACTGGGGGCTCCCGTCTCCCACGCAGGCGAGATGCCATTGGGGAGGGGTCCGGTGCCTCTCCCGCAGGGGTCGCTTCTCCACCATTTCCGTCCCTGTCGGAAGGGGGTGGTCTTGGGTCCCTATAAGGCGGGGGGTCTTCTGTAAGTAGGTCGATGAGCGGCCCCCCACTGTCAGAAAGAACTTGAGGTTTAGGTTTGGCGCCTAGAGAAGGAGTGAGGGCTGGATAAAGGGAGGATCGAGGCGGGGTCGAAAGAGGAGGTTCAAGGGGGAGAGACGGGGCGGATGGAGGAAGAGGAGGCGGAGGCTTAGGGTGTACAAAGGGCTTGACCCAGGGAGGGGGGTCAAAAGCCAAGGCTTCCCAGGTCACGATGTAGGGGACCTGGTCTGGGTGTCCATGCGGGCCAGGTGAAAAGACCTTGATCTTAACCTGGGTGATGAGGTCTCGGTTAAAGGTGCCGTCTCGCGGCCATCCGACGTTAAAGGTTGGCCATTCTGCAGAGCAGAAGGTAACCCAACGTCTCTTCTTGACATCAACCGACTGGTTGTGAGCGATCCGCTCGACATCTTTCCAGTGACCTAAAGTCAAACTTAAGGGAGTGGTAACAGTCTGGCCCATATTTTCAGACAACTACAGAAACACAGTCAGACAGAGACAACACAGAACGATGCTGCAGCAGACAAGACGCGCGGCGCGGCTTCGGTTCCAAACCGAAAGCAAAAATTCAGACGGAGGCGGGAACTGTTTTAGGTTCTCGTCTCCTACCAGAACCACATATCCCTCCTCTAAGGGGGGTGCACCAAAGAGTCCAAAACGATCGGGATTTTTGGACTCAGGTCGGGCCACAAAAACGGCCCCCGAAGTCCCTTGGACGTCTCCCAGGGTTGCGGCCGGGTGTTCCGAACTCGTCAGTTCCACCACGGGTCCGCCAGATACAGAGCTAGTTAGCTAACTAGTACCGACGCAGGCGCATAAAATCAGTCATAGACACTAGACAATCGGACAGACACAGATAAGTTGCTGGCCAGCTTACCTCCCGGTGGTGGGTCGGTGGTCCCTGGGCAGGGGTCTCCCGATCCCGGACGAGCCCCCAAATGAAAGACCCCCGCTGACGGGTAGTCAATCACTCAGAGGAGACCCTCCCAAGGAACAGCGAGACCACAAGTCGGATGCAACTGCAAGAGGGTTTATTGGATACACGGGTACCCGGGCGACTCAGTCACTCGGAGGACTGGCGC